GAGCGGTGGTCCTACAGTACAACAACAGCTTGCAACAGCAGTAGCGCAAAAGCAAAAAACAGACGAGCAAAAAAGACTAGCACAGATGGAAAACTTAGCCAATGCTTTGCCTCCTGAATACGCTTCACTAGCCAGTGCTGTACGTAATGGTGTGCAAGGTGCGGCTCAGAAAGCTGTTGAGGTTTTAGCTAGAGAGAAGAAAGCACCACCTAAGCCGTCAACCAGTACTGTAGACATTGAGGTAGAAGGTGTTACTAAAAAAGCGTTAATAAACGACCAAACAGGTGAAGTTATTAAAACTTTTGACGTTGAAGAAGATAGAGATATAATTGAGGAAGTTGACCCCTCTACTGGTCAAACACACAACTATAGTGTTAAAAAAGATGGTACAGATAAAACTATAATAGGTGTTAAGTCTCTACCAGAATATGAGATGAAGCAACAAGAAGACGGTACGTATACAGTACTAAACAAAACCACCGCAGGGGTTGTACAAGAAAAAGTACCTACAAAAGAGTCTGCTAAGATTGCAAAACAAAAGTATGCGCGGACAGTAGAAAGTCTACATGAGATTGATATGCAAATAGGTTTCATTGATGAGTCTAAAAGACTAACAGACGAGTATTCTGCGTTTTTATATCCTTTAGCTAAGTATGTGCCTACTTCCGACTCAAGACAACAGAAAGCAATGGTTGAAAGTCTACAGTCTAATCTGGCTATGGACAAGTTGATGGAACTCAAAAGAAACTCAACAACAGGTGCTTCTGGTCTAGGCGCGTTGAATCAGGCTGAACTTATAATGCTACAAGACTCTTTAGGTAAGTTAGACCCTGCCGCAGGAGAGGAAGCATTTAAGAGACAACTGGATTTAGTTAAGAAACACTACACTAGGTTTAGACAAACCTTAATGGGTATTACACCGCAGATTAACTGGGAAAACCCTGAATATTCTAAGTTTACTCGTACAGTAACCGATGCTTACGGAGAAAAGCGTAAGTTTTATTTCCTTTCTGATGAGTTTGGTCAACCACAAACAGACCCTCAGACAGGGGAAATTCAGTGGTATGAAGTACCTAGAGTTACAATAAAATAGGAGATTAGTAATAATGTCAAATGAAACATTTAGTGGTGCTATTACTGACCCCTCATTGTTAGAGCAGTTGAACGCAGGAATGCAACAGCCTTCTGTCTCTACCGCAGGAACGTCTGAAAGGCGTAGAGACCCTTTGCCATCAGGGGCTATTACTGACGAAGACTTATTGGACCAACTTAATACTACGTGGCAAGCAGATAGTTTAAACCCACATAGTATGATAAACAAGATTGCCTTTGAAGGGTTAGGCGGGGAAGAAACAGACTCAAATACTTGGTCTAGTTGGACTAAACCTACGTCAGGTATTTTCGCTTCTATAGCCGCTTCTATACCCGCAGGCAAGAGAGGATACGCATGGGGCAAACAACTAGTGGAGGGTGTTCCTCCTGTTGGTTGGTTTGGTGTTGTTAAAGGTGCTACGCCTCTTATTACTGGTACTTTAGCAAGTGCATTTTCTTCTGGTACAGCTTTAGGTGCTACTGAGTTTTCACATGATGCTGTAGAGGCTGTAGTTACAGGTAAAGAGTTCAATCCTACACTGGCTTTTGATGAGGCTTGGGATGCGGCTCAAACAGACTTTTTAATGTCTTCTGCATTCGGGTTAGGTCTTCCTGCTGTAGCTAAAACATATAGAACAGGTAAAGAAATCGTTGGCAAGATGAGACCAAAGAGAACGCTTATTTCAGGTAAGGCAGGTCTTGGTGATGAAAGTATTGACCAAGTAGCTAAATTACAAACTCAGCTAAGAGAGATGGACGGTAGTTTGCTTCCTTCTATGGTTACAGATAAATTCACACCTAAACTTGCAGAACAAATAGCTAGAGTATCTAAGTTTACTAAAGGGACTATAGAGCGTTACTACGACATTTATGGTCAGTTCATGGGTAAGCAAATAGATGAAATGAATCAAATGTTTAAGAACGCTTCTCCACGTAAACAAGGACAAGTCTTACAAGCGTTTATTGCTCAAAACGAACAAGCATTGGCTAAGATAGTTGACCCTCTTTATAAGGGACTAGCTATACGAGGTAAGGGTGTTGTTGTCAACGCTAGAGAAGAAGCTAATGCTTTAGCAAAAGAGTTAAAAAACCAGTACAGAGCGCAACCTAAATTAAACCCTAAGACAGGTCAACTAGAGCCACAGTTTGTATACAAAGGCGGTGTGAAAAAACACTTAGATTATCTTTCCAAGTTACCTGACGATTTGAATTTCTATGAAGCGCACCAAAGACTTTCGTTGGTTAAAAAAGAAATAGACGATATTCTAGGGTCAAGCAGTAAAGACAGTAACTCTTTAGAGGTATTAAACAAAACAAGAGATTTATTGCAAAAATCAATGGACGATGCCGCTGAAAAATTAAACCCTGCGCTACGAAAAGAATATAAAGAAGTTACAGACTACTACGCAAGAGGTCGTAAGGTTGTGGGGTCTGAGTGGTTGAAGAGCGCGATGAAGATAAACGACCCTGCTAAGATAGGAAGAATGTTGACGCAGGATGGTTTGTCTGAGGGTGTGATACAAATTAAAGAGTTAAGAAAGATTGCGGCTCAGTTTAAGAAAGACCTCCCTAAGCCTCCTAAGGACGCTTCTAAGGCTGAATTGACACAGTATAAGGAAATGCTTAAGAACTTAAGTAAAGACCCGTTAGAAGGCATTAGAAGGGGTTTCTTGGACGAGATATTAAGAACATCCAGAGAAGATGCAATACCGTCAGCGGCACGTTTCCAAGAGAAACTTAAAAACCCTAGATTTAGAGAGACTTTTCAAGAGTTATTCAAAGGGACACCTATAACAGGCAAAATGGATGAATTGTTAGAGAATCTTTCTATACTACAACGCTCAGATAAGAGTCAACAAGGTTTCCAACTTACAATCGCTCAAGCGGAGCAATCTGTAGTCACCAAGCCATCTTTTGTTGGATTTATAAAAAGTTCATTACCTGCGTTCCTATCAAGTGGGACAATAAGCGGTAAAAACATAGATAAACTAATAAGTCTTCAGAAGGTAGCGATAGAAGCACATAAACAAGGTAAGGGTCTTCCTCCTGCTTATTATAAGAGTTTAGAGCAATTAATGAATCGTGGTATCATAGGCGGTACGTTAGCGACACCTATAGTAGAAGGGATGTAAACAAAAGGGGGCATTGCGCCCCCTAAGTTTTACCTATGCTATTTCACACGCTCCTCCGACACACGCTAGTTCCTGAGAACCTGTAGTGTTGTCCTCCTTCTCAAAGTGTTCTAGGTCTTCCCATTTAATATCAACTGGCATAGCCGCTAGTAACTCCTCATACTTCTCAGCGGTTATGTCCTCATACGGGGCTTGCTGATACACATGGTCACTAACTGGCAACAAACTAATACCACTAACCGAATCAAAGTTATCCCATATCCACTGTGCTATTTGCAGGAACTCACTATCTGTATAATAAACAGTGATACTTGGCTTATGTTCGCACCAGTGGTCTTGATACTTCTTCCAGACTCTTAGCTGTTCCATCGCACCCACCTGCTTTACTGTGGTACTGCTCTCAGGTGACTTGATTGGAAAGCCAAAGACCAGAGAAGACTTACTCATTACGTCATCTTCCACAGGGAAACCTGCGGCTGTCATGTACTGAGCAAGCGGGTCTTTCTTGTCTGAACGTACTCTACGAATGTAATGTTTAGAAAAACGGGGATGTATGCCGCTAGCAGAATCAACAAGCTGAGACACAGTACCGCTTGGCTTAACACAAGTAATAGCCGCAGACTGATTAATGCCAAGTTTGTCAGCCCATTCTTTATTAGTTTTAACTGCAACATCCTTCATCTCCTCTAACCACTTATCTAGGTCTGGTGAATCTTTACCCAGTAATTCGTGGTCACATATACCCGTTAAACTGACACCTAATAGTGCTTCTTCTTCTGTATTCTTTTTCCATACGTTGCGTAGGTAGCGGAAGTCAGTCAAGGTAGCCTGTAGGGTTCCGATAATGGAAGCTACTTCAACTTTCTTTTTAAGACTAACAAGGTCATCGTCTGCTCGTATAACGACCTCAGATAGGTTACAGAACTGATTACTGCGTAGGATAATCTCAGAGCAAGGGTTAGTTCCAAAGTCCTGCTCAGGGTCTCTCCGTCCGTTCTTAGCGGCTATCTTCTGTGCCGCCACACGACTAAAGATACCACGCTCTCCTGCCTTACTGTCGTACATGGTGTGCATCTCAGTAAGGAATGACTCAAAGTCTGGCTTCTCTGTGTACGCTACGCTGTTGTTAGCCAGTCTACGTTGACCTTCATCCATCCACCACTGACCAGACTTAGCCTTAGCCATACGCGGGTCTGATAGGTTTGACAAACTAATCAATGCTGACCTACGTACACCACCGACAACTACAATGTCTGCAATCTTACATACAACATCGTGACACTCAATGCTCGTTAGCTTACGTCCTGATGCCTTCTGGAATATACCCACACAGAAGTTAAACAAATCCTCAAGAGGCTCTGCGCCACTAGCACGACCACCGAATGTCTTAAGTCTAGCACCTGATGGACGTACTTTGTGCATATCCCACTTAGGTATCTTACCTGCGTACAGCATAGCAATCAACTCACGGAATGCACTAGCCCATCCAATCTTACTGTCGGCTACTACAATGGTACTGTCAGTCTCATGGAATGACTCAGCAATGACAGGTAGCTTGGTAATGAAGTTACGTTCAACACTAAAGCCTACTCCAGTACCACACATAAGTACGTACATAAGTTCATCAAAGCTACGTGGTGAGTCAATGTGTAGGTAGCTACAGTTAAACCCTGCTACGTTGTCCTTGTCTAACGCTTCACCTGCTGTCATCATACAGCGCATACTGGGCATTACTTCTAGGTTATGAATAGCGTTGAACAACTGTAGTGCTGTCTTCTCGTTTATCTGACCTCGTCCCTTCCAGAAGTCTACATATCTATTGACTGTCTCATCCCATCGCTCTCGTCTGCCTTCTTCAGGTAGCCAACGTGCATAGCGGGACTTATGTATAAACTCTTGATACTGATTCATTTCTTAACTTCCTTCTTTTTGTCTTTAGGTTTCTGTTGTGTTTTGTTAAAGATTGCGTCCCAGTTACTAGCAAACTTCTTACCATCGGTAGGTCTCTGGGCTGAACCCTTGCCTCCGTGTGTCTGTCCTTGCATTACTCTACCTCCTCTATCAGCCTGTTCAAGTACCACTGTGCTTTCTTTAAGTCCTCTAGTCCCTTACCTTTGCGTTCATAACGCCATAGGTACTTCATGGTGTTGCCCTTGAGATAACCCTTGAATGCGTCTGGTGTCATAGACTCTTCTATAGCTTCAATACATTCAACCTTACCATAGTTGTAGTGACTAGGGCTGTTGACTACATCTTCATTCTTGGTCACAAAGTCTTCGTACTTCTTAACCAAAGCAGGGTGTTTATCTCTAAGTCTGTCCCAGTCTGCGGGACTTGCATCATCAATGCTCATAATCATCCTCCGTAAATAAGTCTCTGTTCCTAATTAATCTATCTTCAAAAGCCTCTAGCAAGTCCTCAACTGAGATGTCCAAAGCCTCAACTACTAACACCGCATCGTAGTCCCTTGCTACTGCTTCCTTGAGTTCCTCTAATGTATGTGACATTACTTCATCTTCCCTTCTACGTATTTGACAAGTTCTTGAGCAGTGCTGAGTGTGTAGTGCTTCATACCTTCCTTAACACACCATTGACCCATTGTAATCTTACCGCCCTTCCGTACCTTCTTATGTTCGTTAGACAGTAGGAATACTAATTCGTAACCATCTTCTATTATTGTATCACGAATTGACTTATATTTCAAGGTGTCTCCTACACGAAAGAAACCTTTTACTTCCACTACTGTCTTACTTGGTTCGTGTACAAAGTCTGGCATATAGGTTCTGAACACTGTGTAGGGCATACCGTATGGTTCATAGTCAAAGCCTTTACGTTTAACCTCCTTTGAGAACTCCTTCTCCAACGCTGACCTAAACTTACCGTTAGTCTTCCGTGGTTTATATTTGCTCAAGGTTAATCTCCTGTACTCTAGGCTCGTTGACTACTTCGCTAAGGAACTTCGGACCATACGAATAAGCAAAGGCTCTCAGTTCTGGATAGCAATGCTTCTTGTACTGACAGTAGGAACACTTGATGCCTAGCTTCATGTTACCCGACTTACCATCTGGTACTGTCTTGGTACATAACTCAGTAGGCTCATCTCCCTTAACCATCTCCTTAACGTGCTTTATACGCTCTCTAATGTCTCCCTTGATGTGTTCGTGTATAGGGGCTTGGGTATCCTCTAGGTCGTACTTAAGTACCGCGAGATGACCATTGGCTTTGTCCATAGCTAACCAACCGAACTCAGTCTTACCACAGGC